AATTCGAAAAGCCATGCACAGATGAACAAGCCATCGCACGCGCCAATGAATATATGGATAACTTCATAAAAGCAATTGTAGCAGACTTCTCCTAAAACTTATCGAAGTCTTCCTGCGTTGCCAGTGTTGCATAGTTGCAATCATCATTCATATGCTCAACAAAGATATCGTTGACCATCCCTACGGTAAGCAAATCCAAGTCCCGTAGGGATAGTCCGATTTGAAGACACCGAAGCAAAAACAACGGTGTGGTCATTACCCTTTCAGTTGGTCGAATTTTTTTTTAGCTTCCGCATCCGTTTTTACATTCAGTCCCCACAATTCGATAAGTTGTGGCAGAATCTGATAAATGGAAAAGGTATTAAATTCATCCAACCACTCTTCCGGAGTATTCGGAATGGTAGGGTCTGCGTGCTTTGCCATAATATAAGCAATGTTCTCAAACATCTCAAGGCTGACTAAATCAAGGTGTGATTTACCTTCCTCGATCTCTCCCACATTCTTTTCCAAAGCAGCAAGGTCTCTGTAAATATCCCTTCCAAACTTCAAACGATAAATACGTGGAATGGCAGCACTTGCTTTGAATGCTACCTCTTTTTCATCAATTGTAATATTTCTTGTCATTCCCATACGCTTAACCTACACTTCCTTCATCTCCTGTTTCATCAGGGCTATCATTTCCGTTTACTTCCGGTTCCGTGTTACCGCCTTCTGTCCCTTCCGGCTCCTGCTCCGGAGTTTCCTCCGGTTCGGTTTCCGGTTCTTCCTCCGATGCTTCGGCCGGCTGATACACCTTCTTATACCAATCGTTATACACACTGTCCGTAGTGCTGTTTCCGGTCTTTGCCTTTACAAGACCATTTGCAAGCGGTCTGGACTTGATGGTAAGTGTTTCTGTCTGCACTTCCTTGCCCTCTTCATTTGTCTTACCGGAAATGGAAGGACGGGAAGCACTACAGTTATACATGACGTGACGAATCTTTCTGATGTCACCGTCAAACTCAAACAACAGTGCAAAACTGCCTGTCTGGGAATTGGAATTTTCCACAAGTACGTTATTGGTATCTGCTGTTTCCAAAAGAACATCCTCTCTGAAAGATTCAGGAATGAGTGCCACCTCAAGGTCACCGTCATACCCCTGATTGTTATTCACAACATAGTATTCCACACCATCGGCGTAGAAACTTTCCGGCTCTCCCTTCGGGTCTAAGCTGATGGATACCGCACCGGGAATGGCAACGGGTGTCGCAAAAGTGACTGTTCCATCCTCCGCTTTTGCAATCACTGCATAATGCACGTTGCAAATGTTATATTTGACTTTGTTCTTCTTGTTCATGGTTATACCTCCGTTTCATAAAGAACTTCATACATTTTCTCGCTACTGATCCATGTTTCCGATTTGGAATAAAAAAAGCCGTACCTATCAAGCACAGCTTCCACCTTTTCTTCCAAACCGATATCCTTTTTGTCCGTGTACAGTTCCATCTGCAAACGGTCTATTTTATAATACGCCACCCCATCCGCGGCAAAGTTATTTGCTCTCGGATATAGGTAAATGAGAAACGGTGGATTAACCGCTTCTCCTTCCGCAAAGTGGTCATAAGCAAAAGGAAGTCCGATTTCCTCAAGCATTCCCACAACTTCTGCTTTTGTCATTGTTTCAGACTCCTTTCCACCCTTTCCATTAACTGCTTCTCCGCATTTGCTTCTGCCGGAGCAATATGCACCTTGGCAGCAACCCTACCGCCACCCCGTTTGGCATGACCTTTTTCCAAAAGGTGTGTGAGGCGGTAACGGTTCTTAGAGTGTACCACTACGGTCTTTGAAGTTGCAGTTTCCTTTTGCTTGGTTACCTTCCAACTCTTACGATAGGCTCCCGTATCCACCGGAGCGTTTGCCTGTATTTCCTGTTTTACACTCTCGCCAACTTCCTCAACTATTTTCTTTACCTCTTCTGCCGTAAAATCACCGTATTCTTCTAACTCCCTTTTTACGGCTGTTGATAAATCATCCACGGACACGGTACGGTTACTGCTCATGGTTACCTCCTCTCCCTCTGCGTGTGCATCTTAAGGCTTCTCTTCTTAAAAGCCATGTCACTGACGGAGCGGATATTATAAATTCTGTCCTTATACACAATGCGGAATTTATCCGGGACAACGGACGATAATTCCGAGCAATACCGGACCGTAAAGTCCATACGCTCATTTACAACCGTCTGCCCGGCTACTTCCGTCTCACCGCTTTCCTTCTCCACTGCCGTGGCATAACAAGAAAAATAATCTGTCCACTTATTGGTGTGGTTACCGATATCATCCTTCACGACTTCGTTTTTCTGAAACGTGATTCTGATACGCATACCGGAAATGTTCATTAAAACACCTCCCTGCGGACACCGAACATGAGAGTTCGCAATGTCAGTAACAACTCCTCGTGGTTTGCCTCTTCCCTGTGTTCATACAGATAGGCGATGGCATACAACTCGGCTATCTTTACCACGCTTCCCTGCTCCATAAGATAATCCTTGGAGAGTCTGCTGATATCGGTAACCATCTGCTCTGCCGTCTGAATCAGTGTTTGGATGAACCCGTCATCATCTGACGAGTCCACTCTTAAATAATTCTTTGCCTCATCAAGTGTTACCATCATTGTTCCTCCCTAAAAGAAAAAGACCTGTGTACATCAGCACACAAGCCTTTCTCTTATAAATAATATCTTATTTCCACTGTTGCTCCATAACTGCTGCCGGGAGCATATCGAACATCATCTTTACTTCCCATCAATTCATACATAGCCTCACAACAGGTACGCATTCTGTGATTCTTTCCGGGGTAACCTCCAAGTGTTCTGTGAATGTCCCCTGAAATGATATCTACATACTCCAAGCCTTCTGCTTTTGCTTCCTGCTTAATCCTTTGTATCTCTTTGATAAAATCCTCTTTATTCGGCATATCAAATACCTCCTTCCTACCACAATTATATCAACCTTCCAACATTTGTATAGAGTAAACGTGGTATAGAATTTATGTGGTAGGATAAGGTATTAGGTGCCTGTATTAGGTGTCAGGGTTAAGATGTTGTCTTGGCTTTGATGTCGAGGGTCTTAACTGCTTCGGAAAGAATCAGCTTACCATCCACACGCTCGGAAGCAAGGAAACCGACCTGACCTGTGGTTGCATAAAGTTCATTCAATCTCTTGAAGGAACGACCCTGACGGTCTGCAATCCAATAGTAGCTGTAGTCACCGAATGCCATGACACGGTTTCCGGCAGCAAGTTCAGGAACATAGATGGATGTTCTGTAAGGACGGTTAAGGATTCTGTCCGGCTCTCCTTCTTTTACGGAAGGCTGCCAGATATAATTTCCGTTGCCATCTTTTAACTTTCTGATTGCCTTAACTGTGGAATCGTTTAAAAGCCATGTTGCCTTGTTACGGTAAGGCGCACGTAAGCTGTAATACAAATCCATGACATCATCAAATGTGATGGAAGTATTGGCAGCGGTAATTCCGGTATCCGCACCGCCTGTTGCAGAAAAGAGCCCGGTAGGCTTTCCTTTGCCGTCACCGATGAAGAACGCTTCCTCTTCCTTCGCACCGATTCTTCTACCAAATTCCTTGGAAATATAGGCTTCGATATTGAATACGGAGTCGTTTAAGAGTTCGTCAGACACCTTAATCATGGTTGCCAACTTGTAAGCACCGATGGATGTCTGTCCGAAGCTATCATCGGATTCAGGGAACTGACCACCCTCATCAATCCATGCCGCCTCGCCTCTGCTTGTTACGATAGGAATCTTACGGTCACCGCTTGAGGTACGGATAACGGTTGCAAGGCTTCTGAAGAATACTTCATCCTGCAAAGCCTCCACAAGTTTTCTCTCGTATTCATCCGGTACAAGATATCCGCCCTCGGAATCAGTGCCAATAGAAAGAGCGTTCTGAACTTCATAAGACATCTTGTTTCTCATGCCGTTCCAGAACGCTCTCTTATATTCGTCACTTGCTCTTCCTGTTTTTTCCGCACCGTCAGGCCTTGCGGTCGGAGTGTTTACGATAGGCTGTGAAGTAATCTTGGAAAGTTCCGCATCAATTACTGCCTGACGCTCCAATCTGTCGATTTCTTCTCCGAGTCTTACCACATCTGCTTCCATTCTGTCGTAGGTGGCAGCATCCTCCCCGGATACAAATCCGTCATCGGTTCTCTTGGCATCAAGAAATTTCTTGGCGGCATCCCATGCCCTTGCACGCTTTTCTTTTAACTCTAAGATTTTGCTCATAATAAAATCCTCCTTAATGTTTTAAGAGACTGAGTCTCTTATCTAACTGATTGATTGGTATCATGGTTTCCGTCTTATCCCCGGACACCTTTAACAAGAACGAATCGTTCACGGCACGTCTGGAAAACATCACGGAATCTGCCTTTAACGTCAGCTTCTTTTCTGCTTCCTCATCCTTGCCCTCTTCCTTACCCTCACTCGGTTTAGGTTCTGCTTCTTCGTCCTCTTCTGCCTTTGCCTGTGTTTCCCCTTCAAAGAGGATTTTGTCGGCAAAGCCAAGTTCCACGGCTTTCTTGGCATTGAACCAAGTTTCGTCATCCATCATTTTGGATAACTTGCTTCTCTTAAGTCCCGTCTTATCCTCGTAGGCATTTAAGATGCTCTCCTTTACTTCATTCAGCATCCCGATAGCCCTCTCCATCTCCTTGGCATTGCCAATGGCAAGAGTAGCCGGATTGTGAATCATCATCATTGCTACCGGAGACATCAGGACGGTATCTCCTGCCACTGCAATGACAGAGGCTGCCGAAGCTGCCAAACCGTCAATCTTAACCGTGACACTGCCTTTGTAATCACGGAGCATATTGTAGATTTGTGCCGCCGCGAACACATCTCCACCGGGCGAGTTAATCCATACCGTGATGTCACCTTCTCCGGAGTTCAGTTCGTCCTTGAACAACTTAGGAGTCACTTCATCCCCGTACCAAGTTTCATCCGAAATCTCGCCATTTAAAAAGAGGGTTCGGCCCAAGCCTCCCTCATTCTTAACCCAATTCCAAAACTTGCGTTTCATCGTTTACCTCGCTTTCTGTTTTCCTGCTTTGTCTGTTCCTCCGGCTCCTGTGTTTTCCCTGCAAATACTCCTGCATCGGATAACTTACACATCGCACCGTTAACCAGATAGAGGTTACCGCCCTCTTCATCCGAAATAGGATTCATATTCTCCATCTCCCGGATATCATTGGTAGAAAACCAACCATTCTGTCTTCCCGTTGCATAGCCTTTCATACGGGACTCATAATCCCCTCGAAGCAGTCCGTCCACATTGAACTTAATAAAAAACTTGCCTTTCTCCCCCGGCAAAAAGAGTGCCTTTTGAAGAGCCTGTTCCCACCGGATTACCCAAGGGTCCAGTGTGTATTTCACAAACTCCAAAGACTGCTGCTCTATATTACTGAAACTGCTCTTTTCCAAATCCCCCACCATGTGTGGCGGTATCCGATACAGTCTCGCAATCTCATTGATTTGGAACTTCCTCGTTTCCAAGAACTGTGCCTCTTCCGGCGGTATTCCTATCTGATGGTATTTCATGCCTTCTTCAAGAACCGCCACCTTATGGGCATTGGTAACCCCTTTAT